AATGCTAATTCTACACTAAACTCTAATCTAACAATCTACAAGAGCAACAGAATTAAAGAAGGTTAGATTTAAAAACTATCCATCCACATTCTTTTGAAAGAACGATAGGGGGGGAGGATACAGCACTTGCCAACATCCGTGGATCTAACCACTTGGCAAAATTCCTCATATTTCTTCCTTCCGGAATGCCAAACAAGTTCAGCGAGGGAGCGCACATGCTCTTGTGTGTGCGCGGGGTTCCGGGTCCACCTCAGTGACTCCATGATCTCCTGGTAGTCAAAATCCGGATGAATGAGAAAGGGGTATCTTTTTGAGGGTTTAAACTTTCTCTTAAGGAAGGTAACATCATCCCAAGTCATCTTCTTAAACTCAGCTGACTTATCCGGTGGTGTCATTTTCAGGCCGTATTGCTTGCCACAATAGGCCAGGAGTGCTGCATCCAACTCATGTGGATAGGTGACAATAACGTCATCACCATATGCAATGATCTTGAGGGACTCGAGATCGACCCCCTTATAGGCATCTAGGACAAGTGTCATGATGATGAGGTTATTTATGATGGAATTGAAAATGGAAGTTCCGGAGCATCCGGAGGGCATTCCGCCCTCAACGGTGTATTCAATTCCTTTGTAAAGATGGCGAGATCTTACAATGTGCTCAATTGGGCCAAGATCATGAAACCCTATCTTCCTTAAGACTTCTTTGAGACATTCAAACCACACTTTATTGAGGCTTGCGTCATAGTTTGAGTAATCAAAGGCAATGATCTCTCCATCAAGTTCAGCTCGGAACTTGGTCCAGTGCACGTCTGGGTTGCATCCGACGGCACACCCGGTAGTAATCCCGGGGTTGGCGTGGAAGAATGAAAACAATCTTCCAAACATCATTTTCATGCGTATGGTGTCATTCATTGAGGAACATTCGATGAGGCGGGTCTTGCCCTGCTCGATCTTAGGCCGAGGCCTTAACTCATCTTTCAGATATGTCACATAGGGCTGGTCAACACCATACTTGTCTAGGCAGTCCTTCAACTTGGTAACGTCCCGCGTCTCCGCGTTAAGGATCTGCCTCTTCTTTATTCCCAAAATGACATAGGGATATCCAGCACTAGTATTCAGATCGAGGCCCTCCAGGTTTTCAAACCCGTACGCGGCCTCTTCCAGTGTTAGAGGTTCAGTCACATCAGGTGGGAGGATGGATTTCAGCCGTCCGGCATAAACATCGACAGCCTCCTTCATGTTCTCAGTCATTTCCAGGTCGGTCTCCTTGTTGTCATACTTGGAGAACATGGCCTCTGTTAGATTCACCTTCAGTCTGGGGTCACTCTCTCTAAGTGCGGCGGGCTCCTTGGATCCTGTGATCACGTCGTGCCACACAGAGGGCTGGAGCTTTGTTCTGGTGGAGTGATGGATCGGGGTTGCATTGGTCTTGACGTCCACAATGTGCCCCTGCTCTGAAGCCTTATCTAGGGTGTCAAAATAGGAGCGGAGGATGATAGTTCCGTATCCATTTGATCCATCCCCACCGACATGCATAGCGATGATCTTGCCGCAGGCTGCGATTACACCGCCACACTGCCCTGTTTTGGTCGGGTAGGAGTATTTGCACACCCGATAGGTTGCCCGTCCGGACAACATTAAGGCGCCCCACCTCTTTACCTTGCCCACTGGGCAGAGTAAACCCCTGTACTGTCCTGAGTTGACAGCCAGACAGCAATCCTCCTCCTCAGCAAACTTCTCCGGAAATCGCTGGCGAACGTCAGGGAAGTTGACCGGCCGGTCAATCTTGACGCATCTCAGCTCGAGAGGTCCTTCCCTGGTTTCCAGGACACAACCCTCGAGGACTGAATACTCAACGCCCTCCACAAGCAACTTGTCTCCAACTTCAGCATGGCGAGGGAGAAGCATCCACTTCCCAAATAGCCCCAGGCCAGTGAATGGACCGTTTGAGCACTGTACCTCAAAGAGGCTCTTCCTGATGAGGGATTGTGAATACTGCACATTTGGGCCCTGGACCACGACCTTGGGGGTTGGCTTGGGGGTCACTTTGGGTTGTCCACCAGTATAAGGTCCCTGTGCCCCTGCAAAGATGGTATACATCAGGTACACGAACCCAGCCAGGCTGGCAATCGAGGTGAGGATGGCGAGGACATCAGCGACCATGTTGATGGTGCTCCTGGCGCTAGTCCTAGCCAGCTTGTACTTGAAGGGTTGCGGTATTATCCAGCCCTGTTTCTCACAGTACTCAATGATCTCAGGTCTCGGGATGGCACGGAGGAGGTCAACAACCTCTTGCGGGGCCGGTTTCTCTACCGGAATTCCAGATTTACGCTGCTCCTCGATGGTCTTGAGGACACAGCCTTCCTCGTCCCAGTCAGAAGTGAGCCACACAACTGGGTCTGGCTTGGATGGTTGGTGGTGGCCCTCATTGTCCTTGCAGAATCCCCCAGGGCACTGTGGCCCCTGGAATAGGGCCTCAATCAGATCTCCTGTACTCTCGCGCCTATCCAGCTCCTCTAGGCAAGCAAGGCCAATGTCGTCCAGGCTCATTTGAGTATGGGTGTTCCTCTCGTTGAAGATGACAGCCTTCCCACAGATCAGTGGGCAACACCACTTGAAGACCTTGGGGTCATGGTCTTTGCATCTAGTTAGCGCCTTCCTGGCATTGAGTTTTCCCTTGGTCTGGTAGTCCTTAGCGATCATGATGTCGCAGTCAAGGTAGAACCTGCGAGAGATGGCAGAGGGCTCGGACACAGTTGGTGGAGCCAGCACCATGTTATTGGTGGAAGCAAGGACATACTTGGCCTTGAAGGGCTGCCCTTTATCAGCAAGGTCTGCCATGGGTGGGATGAACTCCGTGGAAGAGACCATCTGGCAGAAAAGCTTCATGTCCTCTCCATCAGGGTTTTGACACAGGTCATCCATGATGACGACGGGTTGCCCTGTATAGCCATCAAAGTGGTTAGGGTCTGGTGGGAGGGAATAGGGCTTGCCACCGTGGTACTGGCAAAGCAGCCTGCCAAGGATGTTAGTAGCAAGGCTTTTACCGGCCCCGGGTGTGCCATGGAAGCAAACAGCGACTGGCTCAACCCGTGTCCCTGTGCTGGTTTTCTTCAATGCCATGGCATAATTGTAATACTTTACAATCTGGCAGGTGGCGAAGTTCCTCTCAGCGCCATACATGTCGGCACCCCGCTTGAGACACTCAATGTTTTTGATGAGTTTCTCAACCTGTTCGTCTGAGAATTTCCCGCGCTCGCAGCGCACTTTGTCAATGGATTCCATCAACTCGGGCAGGTGCTCCAATTGTTCCATGAAGGCTTTACGTGCTGGCTCTTGTCTCTTAACCAGGCTCTGTACCCAATCAATGAATTTTGAAATCTTCTCCCCGATCCACTCAAGACTCTTGGCTGCTGCGGCGCAAGCATTAAAATCTTTCACCCACTCAACGAAACTTTTTTCCAGTGGGCCTTGTTCTTCAGCCCCCAGGTTGAGTAGCTCACTGATCCTCTGCTTGAGCCAGTCAAAGGGGGTGCCCACAAGTGCATCGACACCAAGCATGGCCGCGACGCAAGCGGCTGATTCCAGGGGTCTTTCCGACCTTGCAATCAGCACACTTGCTGAAATGGCCTTAACCAAAAATTGAATGCACATTTTGGTGATTTGATTCGTTGGGGTCTCCACTCTTTCCGCAACCTCCTTGACTTTCTGTTTGATCTCTTGGGTGAAGCCATTTCCAAAGCTTTGTCCAAGGGCATTGGCGATGCCAGTGAACCAATCTGCTGGCCCCTGCTCCTCAGCATCATTCCATTTGGAGTTGCCGGGGAAGTAATCCCAAAGCATTGGCACGGAAGCCAGGTGTGTGTAGTATGCCACGTTATCAGAGGAGGCTGTTGCCATTCCACAAATTCCATGCTTACAGAATAAGGGGGAGCCGCACCATCCCTGGGGTATTTCCCCTCTACCGGTGATCAGATCCTCCTGGTCATGGTCACCGACAGTGTCAGACCCAACTTCGATGACAGCAGACCAACCAGTCTTCTCATACACCACAGTCTGATAGAAAATGGCGCGGTTCATTGAGCAAATGCCGGTGGCGCAATCGCACAGCTTGGGGATGGTGCCGGTCTCGTACTTGACGAGAACCATGTCGTGCGCAGGGTCTTCCTGAACAAGGGGGAGTTTGGCTTTGATCTTGGAGTCGGAGAGCCACCAGTGGTAGGGCGCGATGGCAAAGCCCTCGGCCACGGGGATCACGTGCATCATGTTGTCGTCCTCCCCCATGATGCGGGGCAGCCTTTTAGCAACGTCCTTACACCACTTGGGATAACCTTTATGGTGTTTTCTCCCGGCTCGGTGTCCGGGGCGGCTCTTGGGCATGACCTCGTGAACGAATGTTCGGGTGGCGGAGGCGTTATCATGTGGGACAATTGGACGGGGTATCCAGGCCTTAAACTGCATGGGCTTCATGAACGCTCTCACATCCACATAAATGGCACCATCTTTGCTATCATACGGGCGCCACAGTGGCCGGATGCAGATGGTTCCAAGTCCATTACCGGGGAAGTCCCCGTACCGGGCTGTGTCTGTATCAAAATTAGAGTACCCATCGTACACGATGGAGTAAGCAGAGGCAACACTCACGAATGGGATGCGCATTGTCGCTGGTGGGTCATTGATGGAGAAATACACACTTGGTGTAGTGGGCATGTACCATTTGGAGTCATCATTCAAGATGTCATTGAACTGCAGGGGTGGGAGGGCCAATCCAGGTGGGCAGTAAATTGCCTGGAGTCGGTGCGGGACCGAATCTGACACAGTACCCAGATCAGAACCAGCATTGACCTTAGTCTTGACAATGTCAACAAGGAGCGTGACTTCCAGGCTGAATCGGCAGTAGGTGAACATGCCGTACTTGGTCCTCAAGGCGCGGGTAGCCTGAATGGAATCCACAGTGATGGGAATACTGAAGCAGGTTCCAGTAGCAATACTGGGCCCTGTTGGAAGGAACCCAAAGGTGGCTCTCTGTACCTGGATGATGGCATGTTTGCACATAAAATTGGCAACATCTGTCTCCATTCCACTGAAAGATGGCGCGGTGGCACGCGTCTCCATGAGAAGTTCTGCCTCAGACCCACCAACAGCTCCGGTTTCAGTCGCTGTAAGGGCGGGGGTCTCGCCCACTGCCGCAGTGGGCGCAGAGGGCGGTTTAGGTCTCATTGATGTGACAGACTCGGTGACGTCCTTGATCTCCCCCAGGACTTTCCCGACGTCATCCGACAAGCCCTGGTAATAAGCGTTGTCGGTTGGAATCCTAAACTGGAAATCGTCTGTAGCAGAGATAAACCCGATCAGGTATGAAGTGACAGTCCCGTTGGGCGGAGTCACGACTGCGGTCTGTGCCCACATGGTTACATACCCGGCAAAACCCATCTTATTGTCCTGGTTGGCATACCTGTATTGTGTCTGGCTAATCCATGGCACAACAAGGCTGGCAGATGACTGCAGGCCCACATCCCAAACAACATGAGTGCCGAGCATGGCATCACGCCTGGATGTCGGTACAGCTGTGCCTGGGGGGGTGTAGCAAATGATGAACTTTGCTGTCTGCATCGCATTGCCACAAAATGTAAAGGTTAATCTAATGGAGCCCCTAAAATTGACATAAAATTTGGATAGCCGGGACAAATATGACTCACTGGCCCACTCCTCGCCAGGCGACATTCTCCATGAAAATATGTTTGCGCCCGGGGCAGTGGCAGTGGGAACCCTCAATGCGGTTAGGGGTTGGGCTTTAGTACCGAAGTTCACCATGGTGTCAACCCTACACACCTGCAACAAGTTGGTCACCCGTCCAGGGATGTCAGGCTCCGGGGTAGGTTGAAAATCTGGGTACACGGGAAAGCCAGAATTGTGTATGGTGGTGATAAACTGCCCTGAGCCAGGAGTTTGGGCCACCAGGACTCCCTGTGCTGTTGTAATAGGGGCCCTCAACCCATTGAACTGGACATACATTGGCGCGATGCTAGTAGTGATGGGTATCTCTGTTGTTGCACCAGCCGCGTAATTCAAGGGGGTTATGGGCAGGATGCACAGGGTCCAGTAATTATGACTGGCCGCATTCTCCATTGGGCAGGCGTTGACATATGGCAAAATGATGGTTGCACTATTATTCGTCCTCAAATTGATAAATTGATGTGGGAAGAGAGTCAACTGATGGATCGGAAACGCTTCCTTCCATTTTGAGCCAGGCGTGTATGYGTCATCGAGACCAGTGACACTGTCATCGATGTACTCACACTCGGGTATTGCCACCACCATCACACAACCGGAATGGAATTTGGTTGCGTTTATCTGGATGTGGCAGATGAAACCACATCTCATCAAGTAATGGAAACGGAGGTTTTGACCAAACATGCCCATGTCAGACAAGACCCCAGGAAGCCTATAACAGATACCATTGAAGTTGTTAGCAGTCCAGCCGACTGATTCTAGCGTGTAGAACCTATCCACTGCGGTCCCGGGTGTCGTGGACTGGTCAACAGCCTCACCCAGACCTGGTGCAAAGCCTGGCCACACACCATAAGCAACAACAGCGTTGGCCGCCTCTTGGGTTGTGATGGTGGAATTGCCCATGGTCAACTGCATTATCCGGTCGGAATACCCGCACTCTTCAACTGTGGGGGACTTGAGGGCGGGACCAGAGAGAATATCTGCAACAGGCTTGGTGAAAGCATTGGGGTCCATCTGTGTCGTGGCTCCGGACATTGAAGTGGCATAGTCTGAGCCATAGTAGTTGATCTGAAATTGGGTATTGTTACTGCCGTGTATGAAAGCATCCTGTGGCTTGTTTCCGTTCTGGGGAACGGAGGCAGCGGCTCCGCATTCTCTTGCCTTTGGTTTTACATTTCTTCGGAAGACAACGCGGCGCTTTAGGATGAAGGCAGTGTACCCGGTGACCATGAAAATCTCCTCGAAATAAAAGATGTTCTTGGAGAGGAATTTCTCAAAGCGCACGACACGGTTATCCTTGATTGCCACCATGGTGAAATTATAAAAATAAAAGAAACACGGACACTCCAAAGTAGTCGGTTCCGCTCTCGGCTTGCGCGT